ATAAAAATTACCATCAATCTTTGCCATCCAAGGACAAGGTGTTGCCCTATCTATAACATAAACAGCGTGATGATGAGACGAACAATCCCAAGGTTGAGCATCGTGAACTGCCATCGGTTCAGGCCATTCTTCAAAAGGAGTATCACCTACTAGAGCAGTGATAGGCATTCTTGCCCACATTGCTCCACCATGTACTGTGTCTTCTTCTTCTCCTTCAGCTTCTATGCCTGTAAATATCAATTGAAAACTTAAACAACGACATGGCATTGTCGTAACTGCAACTGCCATAGCGTGTAAGAATTCTCCGTGATATTTTTCGTGGTTGTGCGTGTACTCTCTCCTAACCCAACATTTAAAATGTGGGATATTACTTTGCAAATATGCCACTTTATTTTACTCTTCCTCCTTTTTTATAACCTTTAGATTTCATCATTCCGCCTTTTCTGTATCCCTTGGACTTCATCATTCCACCCATTTTCATACCTTTAGACTTCATCATGCCACCTTTCTTGTAGCCCTTAGATTTCATCATGCCACCTTTTTTGTAGCCTTTTGACTTCATCATTCCGCCCTTCTTCATGCCTTTGGATTTCATCATTCCACCCATAGCCATGCCTTTGGACTTCATTTTTCCGCCACTACTGTAGCCTTTTGTTTTTTTATACATATTTACTCCTAAGAAAATTTAGTTCTTTTTCTTCTATCGGACATAACTTTACCACATCCTCTAGCGATTCTTCTTACCTCTCCACCTTTTTTTAATTTGACTTTAGCTTTCTTTGTATTAGCAACAACGGTTTTACCTTTTCGCCCGGCTGCTTTCTTTTTGCGAGCTGTTTTAGCTCTTTCTGATTTTGATAGGCTTTGTGCTTTTGCTCTTGGTAAACAACGATCTGGATTTTTTTTATCTTTGCTAGTACCACACGGTCCCTTGATAGAACCGTCTGTGCCTATCCTAACCCAATTTTGTTCTCGCCATTGCTTAAGTTGTCCCATTACCTAAGTCTTGCTCTCATTACAATGCCTTGGCCTCTTATATTAACCAAGCCACCTCTTTTCATTTTCTTTCCTTTAGACTTTTTTGCGTAGTTAGGATCTTTGCAATATTTAGAGGCTGCCATATTTGCATATGCAGAAGGATATGTATCAAAAGTACGCTTTGCCCAAGCCTTACCTTTTGGGCATATTTTTCCACCACTCTTTGCTTTCTTTGCCATTATTTTATTCTACCATGTTTTTTTCTTATAGCATCTTTGCCTCTTCTGAATATTTCAGCTTGTTTTGGCTTGCCTCCATATTTAGATCTTTGTTCTCCCACAGTCAATATTTGTATTAATCTTGCAAAAGGTTTTCTAGTTTTCTTAACTTTCGCAACTGTGTCTCTAGCATCTTGAACAGTTGCATACTTTATAGAGATAGTGTCTTTGGGGTTCTCATCAGTATAAAGTCTTCTGCCACTACCTTTTGGTTTTTTTCCTGTTCCTACTTTTGGGTCTTTTCTTTTTGGCATTTTTTACTAATTTTTTTAAAGTATTAGATTGTTTCTTGTGCATCCTAGATGCTTTGTTAAGCTCTCTAGAAACTTTTTTAATTTTTCTTAACACTTCCATCTCCTCCTAGCTTGTCTGATTCTTGAGTTAGGATTATTTCTAGTCTTAGCAGAACTACGTTTTAATTGTCCTAATGATCTAGCACAATAAGACTTTCTACGCTTTGCTGCTTTACTGCCTTTTTTAACCTTGCCTGTTACAGCAGTTTTTAGTTTAGATCCTGGATTAGCTTTTCTATATGCACGAACACCTTTTTTAGTCATACCAGCCCCACTTTTCGTGGGGCGGTAATTAGCATTCTTACCTTTGGTAGTCCTGCGTATAGGTTTAGCTCTCCTCCGGGTAGCCATTTATCAATAGTTTTTGTTTAATACAAGAATTATTGAGTAAGCGTCTCCACTAGAGTGACCAACAGTTGTGAAATCAATATCACCAGTGACTCCTGATCCAGCGTTATTTGGTATACCGCTAAATCTATCATCGTAATATTCATCTCCTGTGCTGTCGGCTGGCAACGGAATTGCTAAAACATTGGCAGAAGCGTCAAACTCTATGTCAACACCCATACCTCTAGTTGCCCAATAAATCCTTGCAATGGAAACTGTAGTGCAAGCTCTTCCTTTACTGTCAGCACTTAAAGCGGAAACATCTACTTTTTTAACAGATGATTCACCTGTACCGTCAGATTCATTGGTAAACTTTAAAATAGCAACTCTTTCACCATCCTGAATAGTTTGGGAAGTTACTGTATCAGCCATTATTTACTCCTATTAAGCGTCAGCAAATGGTGTTACTAAAGTTCCTGAACCTAGTGTAATACCCTCTACTGCATACTTGGCAGAAGCCATAGCAGTTACTTTGATAATACTACCAGCGAGTCCGCCTTTTGTACTTCCGTTCAAAGTAATTACATCGTTAGATGCACCAGATATAAAAGTTTTACCTGTAGCATCATTAACGCCTGTGTAAAGGCCACCTACAAATTTATCTGTTCCATCTGTTTTGATGTCCATGTCTGTGGCTGCTGTTACTACAACAAAGAAGAAACTTGCACCTAAGTTATTAAGTTGATTAGGATCATCATCAGATCCTGGTGCTGTTGCTACTATGCTTGGTAAAGTAAATTTACCATCTGCATCATTGGTGGTTAAAATTTTACCTGCGTGTGCTGCTACTGTAAGTGTGGTGTCAGCCGTTAAGCTTACTACTGCTGCATTACCTGCTGAAATAAAACCAGATAAAGATTTAACTGGTCCTGAAAATGTCGATTTTGCCATAATTTCCTCCTTTGGAAATAAGTTCTATAGTCTCGGCTTGTCTGCTAGGTCAGTCTATAGAACAATTTATTATCCTAGTCCTTTCGATTGTATAACAGATATTAGTAAAAATGAAATAAAAAAAAGGGAGCCAAAGCTCCCTTTTCTTCGAGACGTTCTCTAGAACTTACGCTCCTTGAGATGCAAACACTGCTCTTGGATTCGAGAATCCAAATGAGTATCTCTCTCTAGCTTTGAACCTGACATTACCAGTATCAAAGTCACCTTCCATAGAAGTTGAAAGAGGTGATCTCTCAAAGTGTTTAAATCCATCTGGACAATCTGTTAACAAGAACCACGCATCGTTGTCTGTTAAGAAGTGGTTAACTGAATAACCTTCAGGGACCATACCCATATTCCTAATAGCATTGATGTCGTTATCAGAAGTTCCGACTCTGCCCGGAGTTTGAAGTAGTCTATCTGCCACAAATTGTAATTGTGGTGGAATAATTAACTTCTTACCTTGTAGAGCAAGAATCATGCTTTTGTCGTCAGTAAAAGTTGATACTGCGATTAAAGCGTCTTCTAACGAAGTCTCATTCAAGTCAGTGTAAGTGCTTGGTCTGTTTGAGAATGTTCCTCCACCAGCTAAAGGGTGATCGGTAGCAACAAGTGCTTTACCGTCTCCACCTGTGAAGCTAGATGAGAAAGCATTATTCAATACAGCAGCAGCTTTCACTTGCTTAGTATGAGCCATAGATCTCGCTAACGCCTTGGTATATCTAGCCCCCAAGCGGTCATAAAGATTATCCTCTATTGCTTCTTCTGTAAGAGCAAACGCTAAAGCTATGGTTTCGTGTGAATACCTAGCAGTGAAACCTTCGGAAGCTGAATCAAATTCAACAGCGTTTCCTTCTGCTTTCACTTTGGCATTACCAAAACCAACGATCAATGTTTCCTCTTCAAAAGCTCTGTCCGAAGACTCGGTTTCAAAGATTTCAGCATGTTCGTTTTCGTAGCGGTCGTACTCCATTCCAAACAAAGCATTTAGCCCTGGTTCTAGCTCTTTAGCTAGTTGTGATCGATTAATCGCCATTACTAAACTCCTGTAGTTTGAGCATAGA